GTGTTGGGGTTGGGGTTGGGGTTCCGACGAGCGTCAGCCCTGGGGGTGCGGCCGGCGCCTTTTCCGGCGGAAAAGCGCTAGCCTGCGGTAGCAGGCTTTTCTTTTCTGCCGAAGCAGAAGAAGAAGAAGAAGAAGAAGGGGGGGGTTCTAAGGGGGGTTCGGAAACCCCCCTTGCCTTCTTCGGTCTACCCCCCTTGATGCCGTGCTCGGCGCCCTTGATACCGTGCTCGGAACCGTCCTTGCCGCCTTCTGCGCGAACCCTGCGCAAGTGCTCGTCTGCAACCATGCGCCGGCTGAAGATCACCCCATCGGCGTCACGCGAGAACACGTCAGCGGCTTCAAGTTCGGCGATCAGCTTCGCGCACTCCCTCTCGCTCAACCCGGTGTGTCGGCCGATCTGAGCGGTCGTCATGGGCTTGCAGTTGATGGTGAGATGCCCGTATGGCTCGCACTCGTGCGCGATGCACAGCATGTCGATCCACAGGCCGCGAGCGGCTATCGAACACGACTGCAGCGCCATGTCCTTGCGCCAGTCTGCGGGGTAGAACTGAAACGCCGGACGCCTCATGCCTTCGCCCTCTTGATCGCCTGCGCCGCCTGCGCCTCGAACATGCGGATGTACGGCGCCGCGCCCGGCAACCCCAGCGGGTTCTTGTCGAATCCGCCGTGCCGGTGCGGCGCCGGCGTGACCTTCTCGACGCCGCCCCAGGCGCGCGACACGAACCGCGGCGGCCAGCGGTGCTGGTGCACGAGCTCGGTGAAGAAGCCCGGCGCGTACGCCTCGCTCGGTACCGGGGGCTTGCGCGGGTGCCGGGGCTTCGCCAACCACGCGCCGATGCGCTCTGCGGCCTCGGCCTGGGCCTTGGCGATGACACGGCTGCCGTGCGCGACGGTCAGCCACTGCTCAAGCGAGCGGGCTGCGCGCCAGCGACCGCGCCCGTCACGCCGGGCGGCGCAATGGTCGATCGCGGCCTTGATGCGGGCGGCCTCGGTCATTCCACCCCCCCGACTCAGGGGATTGCGTCTGTGCGTTGCCGCACCCATAGGGGTCGCGGTCACTCGGTCCCCCTATCCGGCTTGGTCGGATTGCCGTCAAGCATTCGCATGAGCAGACTTGCGGCATGTATCCGGCGATCTATCTCTTTCTCCACGATGGGGACCAGCCACTCGATGCGGCCCATCCCGTCGGCCTGGGCCACGGCGTCCAGGCGCTGCAAAAACGAGCGAGTCACGTTGCCGCGCAGTTCAACATCACGAGGTTCAGCCATGAGTGATCAGGCGTGGGCGAGGTCGGCCGTGCAGGCGATGCTGGAGCGCGTGAGAAAGCTCGTCTTGCTTGAGCACATACGCCTAGCGCAAGAGTCGAAGTGACGCATCGCGCTCAGTCAGGCACGAAAAAACTCGCCGTGAAGCCTGCGGGCGGCCTCGGTGAAGGCTGCGGCTGCTTCGGCCGCGGTTTTGAAATACCCAAGATGACAGCGCACGCCGTCTTTGGTGATACGCGCCCGCCAGCCATTGCCTTTCCGCTCAACGCCTTTGAGCCCGGTCCTGTTATGCCGCGCCATCTTTCGGTTCGCCATGTTTTGCGCGTGCGTACACAGACGCAGGTTGTCGCGCCTGTTGTCCAGCGAGTCACCGTTCGCGTGGTCAACAAATTGGCCCTTGATGGCGCCGATCAACAGGCGATGCAACAGGACACGGTGGTTGCCGATGACGTACATGCAGGGTCCGTACCCCCGGGCGCTAAAGTCTTTGACTCGCCATCGGTAACCTTCCAATATTGGAAGGTCGGCGTCGTCGATCTGTATTTGGTGCCCGTCGATTTCGACAATCATCGGAATCGCCTTGTAGAAAAACCCACGGCGGCGAAGCCGTGGGCGAACCCGCGCCATGAGGAGGTGGAGATCGCGCGCGGGGGAGTGTTCATGCCGCAGCCGGTACGCGGTACTTGTCGCACTCTGGGCCAGCCTTCAGTGCCCCGCCGGTCACGGCCTCTAGCTGCAACTGGCGCAGCTCGGGCGGCGACTCGCCCCACTGAGCGACAGCGGCTTGGTTGATCCCCAACGCCTGCGCCGCCGCAGTCTGCGAGCCGAAGTGCTGCACAACATCGACCGTCTTCATGCGGCCGATCATAAGCGCACTTCTCGGCCAGCGCAAGCAGTTCGCTTATTGCCAGCCGTAGACTACACCGCACTGCGGCGCCCTAATGCATGGATGCCGTCGCTTGCCCAGAAGGTCTACGCCCTGCGCACGGCGCGCCGGATGTCGCAGGCGAAGCTCGCCGGGCTCATAGGCGTCTCTCAATCGGCCATCGCGCAGATCGAGAAAGGCAAGACAAAGAAACTCAGCGGCACGGTGTTGGCTGGTCTGTGCGAACACCTGCACGTCGTGCCGCAGTTCCTCACTGACGGCGGCGCCCTGCGTGGAGTCGAAGGCGGCGTGCTAGAGGCCGAAGCCTTGCACCTGTTCCGCAGCCTGGATGAGAGCCGGCAGCGAGCGGCTTTGCTCATGCTGCGCGGCTTGGCAGACGCGCCACAAAAGGCGACCACGCCACCTAAAAAGACCCTGACAGGCGCCATCGTCAGAACCTAGCTCGGATTGCATCGCGGCAACAGCCGTGAAAAAAACATAAGCGTGCTACTTGCACAACGATAGAAGTGCACTTATAGTGTCTCCATGCGCTGCACCAGCGGCGATGGAGACAAGACAGTGAGCGACTACGCGGCATTCCTCGAATCAAAGGCGCAGGCCGGCGCCGACAGCGGATTCGCGCCGCTGTGGCTTCCTGACTTCCTGTTCGACTTCCAGCGCGCGATGGTCGAGTGGGCCGTGCGCAAGGGCCGCGCCGCCATCTTCGCTGACTGCGGCCTTGGCAAGACGCCGATGGGGCTCGTGTGGGCGTCGAACGTCGCACGCAAGACCAGCAGGCCGACGCTCTACCTGACCCCGCTGGCCGTGGCTTCGCAGACCGTGCGCGAGGCCGCGAAGTTCGGCATCGACGCGACCCACTCGCGCGACGGGTCCAGCGCCGGGCACATCGTCGTCGCCAACTACGAACGGCTGCACTACTTCAGCCCGGATGACTTCGGCGGCGTCGTGTGCGACGAGTCCTCGATCCTCAAGTCCTTCGCCGGCCAGCGTCGCGGCGAGATCACGGCCTTCATGCGCAAGGTGCCGTACCGCCTGCTGCAGACCGCGACGGCAGCGCCCAACGATTACGTCGAGCTTGGCACCAGCTCGGAAGCCCTGGGCTACATGGGCCACATGGACATGCTCAATCGGTTCTTCAAGAACGATCTGAACAACAGCGCGCAAGGTCGGATGCGTGGCGAGGTCATCAAGTGGCGGCTCAAGGGCCATGCCGAGGAGCCGTTCTGGCGTTGGGTGTGCTCGTGGGCGCGGGCGATCCGCCGGCCGTCCGATCTTGGCTTCGACGACAAGGCATTCCAGCTGCCGCCGCTGAACGAGATCGAGCACTTGGTCGAAGCGCAGTCGCTGGCCGAAGGGATGCTGTTCGCGCTGCCGGCCGTTGGACTGAAAGAGCAACGCGACGAGCGCAGGCGCACGGTCGAGGAACGATGCCGCCAAGTGGCTGATCTGGTGAACAACACCGGCCAGCCGGCGCTGGTCTGGTGCCACTTGAACGACGAAGGCGACGCGCTCGAGGCAGCGATACCCGACGCCGTGCAGGTCAGCGGCAGCGACTCCGACGACCGCAAGGAAGAACGTCTCGAGGCGTTCGCAGACGGCAAGGCCCGCGTCCTGATCACGAAGCCGAAGATCGGCGCGTGGGGGCTGAACTTCCAGCACTGCAACCACATCACCTTTTTCCCGTCGCACTCGTTCGAGCAGTACTACCAAGCCGTCCGGCGCTGCTGGCGCTTTGGGCAGACGCGCGCCGTTCGGGTTGACATCGTGACGACCGAAGGCGAGCGCGGCGTGATGCGCAACCTGCAGCGCAAGGCCGAGCAGGCCGACGAGATGTTTTCGCGCCTGGTGGCCGAGATGAACCACTCGCTCGCCATCGCGCGGGCCAACAACATGACCAAGCCTGTGGAGGTGCCAGCGTGGCTGTGATCGACCAATGCGTGACCGACAAGTTCGCCATCTACAACGGCGACTGCATGGAGGTCATGGCCGCCATGCCGAAAGGCAGCGTCCACCACTCCATCTACTCGCCGCCGTTCGGCGGGCTGTACCACTACAGCAGCAGCGAGCGCGACCTGTCGAATTGCGACGACTACGACGCGTTTTTCGAGCACTACACCTTCGTCGTGCGCGAGCTGGCGCGCATCACCATGCCGGGCCGCATCAGCGCCGTTCACTGCATGGACGTGCCGCGCAGCAACAGCGGCACCGACGCGCTGATCGACTTTCCCGGAGACATCATCCGTCTGCACGAGCGCGAAGGGTGGCGCTACACCGGGCGCAGGATGATCTGGAAGGAACCGCTCGCGGTGCGCCTGCGCACGATGCAGAAGAACCTGGCGCACGCATCGCTGTGCGCCGATTCAATCGACTGCGGTGTTGCCAGCGGCGACCAGCTTCTTACGTTCCGGCGCGTGGGCACGAACCCGGTGCCGGTACAGCATCCGGTCGGGCTGATGGACTACGCGGGCGAGCGCGTGCCGCCGTCTGACGTCCTTCCGTTTCGAGGCTGGACAGGCAAGCAGACCGAGAACCGTTTTTCGCACTGGATCTGGCGCCAGTACGCCGACTGCATGTGGGACGACATCCGCATGCAGCGCGTGCTGCCCTTCCGCGAGGCGCGCGACGGAGAGGACGAGAAGCACGTCCACCCTCTGCAGCTCGACGTCATCGACCGTTGCGTGACGCTGTTCAGCAACCCAGGCGAAACCGTGTTCACGCCTTTCATGGGCGTCGGCTCCGAGGTCTACAGCCCGGTCATTCTCGGCCGTCGCGGAGTCGGCGCCGAACTGAAGCCGAGCTACTACCGCCAGGCCGTCAAGAACGTCCAGATGGCCGCGGCTGGGCGCAAGGATCTGGAAACGTCCGAGGCACTTGACTTTGATTCAGAGGAGGCAGCATGACAGACGGCTACCGCACCCACACCAAGACCGGGATCGCTTTTTCCAATCTCTCGGTCACGATCTCGACCGAAGACCGCATCCCAGGCAGCCTGTTCGACGCGAAGGCCACGCTGTCCCTGCACAGCGGCCCGATGTATGTGCAGACCTACCCCGATGCGGACGAACTCCGGGCGATGGCGCGGGCCATGCTCGCTGCTGCTGCCGACTTGGAACTGATGGCGCATCAGGTCGCGGAGGCAGCGTAATGCCAAAGATCGCCATCAAGTCGCGCTACGACGACAGCGTGCTGTACGAGTGCGATGTCACCGACGAACAGCAGGCGAGCGGCATCGCGCTTCGCGTTGCGCTTGAACGCGCGACCGCGGCCGGCGCCAACCTGAGCGACGCCAACCTGATCGGCGCCAACCTGAGCGGCGCCAACCTGAGCGGCGCCAACCTGATCGGCGCCAACCTGAGCGGCGCCTACCTGATCGGCGCCAACCTGAGCGGCGCCTACCTGATCGGCGCCAACCTGAGCGGCGCCTACCTGAGCGGCGCCAACCTGAGCGGCGCCAACCTGAGCGGCGCCAACCTGAGCGGCGCCTACCTGATCGACGCCTACCTGAGCGGC